ATTTTCGAAAAAAACATGGCTGCTAGTCAGCCTAAAAAGGATGAAAAATGGCTAACCCGATATTTCCACAAGAAGCAAACTCAGTTAATGAGAATAACTTACTCAAGGACTGGTATACCCATGACCGGATCCGCGACTTAGTTTATCCAACTGTACCGTTTACAATGATGTTGCGTAAGGATATGAGTGTAAGTGGTCGTCAATATGTAGCACCACAAATTTTCTCGGACCCACAAGGTACTTCGGATACTTTCTCAGTTGCTCAAGGTAATCAATTTCCTTTAACAGCTGCAACCTTTATCCAACAACCTTTGCAAAAGTATACTCTTGGCTCTATCACTGGTCGTTTAATGCGCCAAACTCGTAATGAGGAAGGTGGATTCTTAAACATGACTAAGGAGTCAATTGACAAATCCCTCAAAACGCACGTAAACCGCCTACATTGCGATTTAACTGCAAATGATGGTACAGGTGCGCTAGCTGAGATTGCAAGCGTAACACCGGTCGTTTTAGCCCCTTATACTAACGTTGTTCAGATTCAATTGTCTATTCCTGAACAGGTTCGTTATTTCGAGCTTCGTTTGTCTGTAACGATGGCTGCTAACAAGGTAGCCCCTTATGGTGCCACTGACGTCGGAAGTGTCGTTGCAATTGCCCGTACCCCAGGAATCATCACTGTTGCCCTCAATGCTCCTTTTGCTGGCCCTGTAAACTGGCTTGGGGTAGATGGCGACTTTGTAACCAATGACCCATCGAATGGTGCACAACCTTGGCAAGGACTTCCTGCATGGCTCCCGACAGTAGCATCTAGAAGTGCTGGCGCATTAGTTCCTCTATTCAATGGTGTTGATAGAACTCAAGACTCTGACCGTCTTGCTGGTGTTGCACTTGATTTAACAGGCTCCCCCGTTAAGTCTGCTTTGATTCGTTTGGCATCTGCAATTAGTGCCAATGGTGGGTCCCCTGATACTTCTTTCATGCATCAATTTGATTTTGCTGCGTTGGCTGAAAGTCTTGGCCCAAACGTTCTTTATGACAATATTGTCCTTTCTAAGGAAGCTAATATTTCATATCGCTCTATTGTCCTCCAAACTGAAAGTGGCGAAGTAAGAATAGTTCAAGATGCTGCAATCCCACGCGGGACCCTGTACATGCTTGAAATGGACTCCTGGAAACTTGCTTGCTGGGGTGACTTTGCAAACATCATTCAAGATGACGGATTAACTGTGCTTCGTAACTCTGCTGATGATGGTGTTACTTGGAGAGCAAGAACCTTTGGAGTTTTGACTTGTGACAGCGTTGGATCCAATGGCGTTGTGAGCATCTAAGGAGGCTTTATGTCAGCTCCAGAATTTCCAGACCTTCCCTTGTATACGTACAAGGGAGCACAAATAAACTTAATCCAATATGCAAATATCCTTAGTCCATCAGGGCAGGGATTTTTTCCAATATTGGGATATAATGAACGTTTCAATTATTCTTTTTCAGCTGGTAACTCAAACAGCGTACAGTTTAAAGATAGTGTAGACATCACTCCAGATGATTTTGCAAATACTTCTATGCTAGCTAAAGATATGAAAAACAGTCTAGGAAAGACTCTGGCTGTTTTCACGTCTCATTTTGTCTACGATATTGGTACACCAGCTCTTTACACTGGAGCATCGATTGATTCATCAGTTGGACAATATAGTGGGCCTGGAGAATTTGGAAATGTTACCATCAATTGCCAGACTTTTGATGGAGGTGTCCCAAGCTTCCAGTTGTTTGGATTCGTAACTGTCACATCATTCTTGAATAATTTGAGGACATAAAATGGTAGCACAAATTTATCCCATTGCGGCTATCGAAAATTATGTAGCCTATACGAATGTACCTAACACTATTGAATTAACAGCTTCTTTTGATGTATTCCTTGCTCCTCATAATGCCTCACAAGGTGGCGTTAAAGGCGCACTTGATAAACTATGTATCAATCAGCTGTTTCCAGGTATTTACCAGATCTTCTTACAAGATGTTTTCCAGACTGTTCCATATCCATATAACGTCACTCAACCAGTTCCCATCAATTATCCAAAAGTGGAATCCAGAAATTCTGAGAAAATATTGCATGCCCAAGTAAGCTTATCAAATTGGCTTGCTGGTCCTCTCAATACTACTCCGACTAACCATCGAGCATACGTCTGGTGGTGGATGCCTAACACTTTTGCATCTGAGATGGCGCCGGCAGATCCTTCTATTAAGAATAGTCTCATTGTGAGCATTTTTAATACTGAGACTGGGGTTGTTGAGGATGTAGACGGGATGAGAGCGCATATTATGGTCACTGTGGTAGATACATTCGATAATGCAGACTTTTTGCCAGGGACCACAAATGTGCAACCTTATAGGGGAGGTGTTTAATGTCTACCGAGTTTCAATCCAACCCTGTTGCGACATTTATGTGGACTTACAACTATAAGCTGCAATTTGATTGCCGTCACTTTTACGATCTGACACCAAGCGTAACTTCATCTGATCCATTAATAGTTCCTGTTGTTTATAATCAGGCACAAAATTACTTTCAATTTTTGTTTAAAGGAGGATTTCCTATAAGTTTAGCATCAATTATTCTTACACCAATGGTTCTTGCTCCTCCTGTTCAAGGAGGTGTTCCATTTGTGGGACCATTGCAAAATTATGGTCTCTGGTGGGCGTCTACTTCTACTACGGCTTATGACGGCCAACAATATCCATTATTTACAGTAGGTGCTGAGAAAAATTCTGCTGGTCTATTGGCAAGATTGCCAGATGTAGTAATGGTGCAAATTATCATGAATAGTGACTACCGTATGAGATTTCCTTCTTCTCAAGCGACGCCTCCTTCACCAGGTCCTATTGTGGGGATGTAATTTATGCAACAAGTTACACTTGGTAATCTTATTCAGAATGCTAGATTATATGCTGATATGGTCAATAATGATTTTATGTCTACAGCAGAGTGGATCATATTTATCAATGATGCATTGAGAAGATATTATGATCTGATTGAACAACTATCTCAAGATTATTATTTCCAAGAGTACTTTTTCTTCACACAGAATAATGTCCTAACTTATCCGCTTCCAAATGACTTTTACCATTTAAGAGGTGTGGATGTTTGCGCAAATCTTATTCCTGGCAGCGATGTTAATGATGCTAGAAATCTGTGGGTTGCTCTGAGTCCATTCATGTTTGATGAGCGTAATACTAGGTCTTTTCTTTACTACCAAGCTGTAACTCCTCCATACTTCAGTAGGTATAGAATCCAGGGCAATGATCTAAAATTTGAACCATTGACAGCCACAGCTAACAGTTTGATTAGGATTTCCTATACCGTAATTTGCCCAGTCCTTCAAAACTTAAATGACACATTTGACGTTATATCGGGATATGATGCATTTATCTCAAAAGTAGCTGCTATGAGTGCCAGAGCACGTCAGGAATCAGATGTAAGCTTTTTAATGGCCGATATTGAGAGATTTGAGGCTGAGATTAAACGTCTAGCTTCTGATCGTAACCGTGACCAAGGAATGCGTATTTCAGATGTATACGCTAAACAAATGAACATATGGGGATTTTAAGATGGTGATGCAAACACCACGCCTCAAACAATTAATAACTGAAAACTACGAAATTAACCAGATTCAGCATTACACAACGATAATGAAGGATGAGATAAACAACTTTATCAACTCTGTATCTAAGCAAAAATGTGTTGTAAATCTTATTACTAATCTTACTTTAACTTCAGTGAGTAGTTATGTTTTATTTAATTCGGTTGGCTTTGATCCTTTCCAAACATATAATGCAACTACTGGTGTTTTTACTTCTCCAGTCACAGGAGTAGTAGAGATTTCTTGTAACATTATTGCAACAGGACCTGCTGGATCAAATATGCAAGTAGTCGGGCAGATTAACAAATCTGCGATATCTGGAAGTCCTATCACAAACTATGATTTCAATCTAAGCTACATAGGCAATGTGGCAACTGCAAATCTGAATGGGGTACAACTGATAAATTTGAACAAAGGTGATCAAGTCAGAATAGTATTTGTATCAACAAATGTTCCTGTAACTATATCAAGTATTCCAAATAATTCACAAATAACTTTTCAATGGTGATGATATGGCCGAAATAAATGGGATGAATTTAATAGAAATCCCAATCGGATTATCAGCGCAAGACTGGGCTCGTCTATTCAACTATAATCTTTCTATTGTTGATTACCACAATCATACTTTGAACAATGGTGTAAAGATACCGAGCGTAGACTTAGGTAGTGGAGATCTATTATTAAATAGTCAAAACATGAATAATGTTAATTTCTTAAACTTTGCACCAACTTCTACAGGAAGTACACAACCATATTGTCTATTTGTGAGTCCTGGTGGTGATCTAATATATGAGAATACTGTTTTCAGTTTGCCTATTACATCAGGAGGTGGTTTAAACATCACTTCTCTACCGGAAGGTTTTACAGTTGTTGGATCTCCACCAATTGCCATATTTGATACTACAAACTCTGTATTCTCAATAAAGTTTGAAAGTTCAGTAGGCGCAAATACTTCAACAATAAATGTTGATACAGTAAATTGTGTTAATTTCACAGTTGAAAATATTGCTACTGTATCTGTAACAGATTTACCTTTAGATCCTCATATAATTAAGACTGGAACTAACCACATTTTTCTAGGAGTTAATCTGTCTCCTGGACCTACTTATACAACATTTGAAAGTTCATACGTAGCCGATGTTACACTTGGTCCTACTGGAATATATAAATTGAGTGAGAATGGTGTATTTTATTACACTACTTCAAGTGCAGGATCTCAGGATCTATCATATTTTTTAGGTTCAAAAAACTGGGTAAGCTCTAATAACAACACAGATATTGTAAAAACTGGTACACGTTATTATATGAAAACCGTATCTTTTTCAATAGTTGGTCTTAAAGTTGATCAGACATTTTTACTTGACGACAATCTAAATAATAGCAACCTAGTTTCATTTATACCAAAAGTTTCAACAACATCTACTAATGAAATAGGAAGTACAAATACCATACTAAGTAACATTCAACTACCTACTTTTAAAGTGTTATTTACTGGAAATAGCGTATCAGTAGCGGTGTTTTTAGACTTTAGTTCATATACATCTTTATTTAAAACATTACAGTTAGACTTTAAAATGATATATGCAAACAATAAATACCAAGTTGATAATTAGGAAATAAAAGTATGGCTGCTAATTTACCACTTGTAACAATTGAAGATGGAGATGCTGATTGGGCACAAAAGATCAATCAAAATTTTCAGATTATAAAAGAACATTCTCATAATTTTGAAGATGGAACTGGAATAGTAATATCATCAAACGATGTTTCATTTGTTAGTGATGTAGATTCAGATGATATGGATGTAAACACATTACAATTCGTATCATTTGATAATTTGTCAGAAACGATAATATCAAGAAACACACTTTATGTGGTAGATGAAGAACTTTATTATTCAAATGGAACAAGATTCCCTATTAAGATAACTAATAACGGAAGTTTAAACATAAAAGTAATAGGTGGAGGAGGATTCAGTGGTGGTCTATCAGCTGCTGGTGCTTCAGTAACTTATACTTCCGCTTCGGACACTTATCAATTTTTAGGCAATACTGCATCACCATGCTCAATAAATGTTAATAATGTTAACGTTAACAATGCAACTATCCAATCAATTTTATCTTTTTCTACAATGACATTAACTGATTTAGTTATTACAAACTACTCTCCACAACCAAATGGAAATTATGTTTATTTTGAAGGTCCAGTTTATAATCCACAAGCAACATTAGTTCCCATCACAACTTTTGCTCAAACAGGAGCATTAGCTAGAAGTTCAATATTACAAACAAATTTCTCACCTGCATTAGTTGAGAAATCATATTCAACAGATATAATGACAGGTACTTGTAGGCTTTATGGAATTGGATCATCTCCATCTACTTCATTTGCTTTTATTCAAACACCACATTCTTTTATGTCTGATAGAAATGCTTATTTGACTAACAGATTTCTTTTTACTAAATCAACTAGTTTATTTTTTTCTATTTATGATAGAGATGGTAATAATATTCCTCCGACTTGTTTTGTACCAGGAACAATACCACCTGTAATTAGATTCGATTTTAACTCTTCATATAATAAAAATCTGTTTACTCCACTTGTAATGGCGAGCAGAAGGAATACATAATGAGTAATCTATTTTTGCCTCCATTTCCAGAAGAAGGTCTAACTACCGATTATATAAGTAGTATAAACAATATATTTACAGTCATATCATCACATACACATGTTCCTATTATTGTTCCTCAACAATATCCACAATACCCATCTGGAAACCAAATAGAAAGCGATTCTGTAAGCTGGGCTGATACACTTTCAGTTATTTCTATTCAAGACTGTAATAGTTTATCAATGATTAAATATGATTCTACTCCTCAAGATAACACTTTGTTTGTTCAGGATATTTACAGCAATTTATATTTTAAAAAAACAGGATTTGCTGCAATAAAAATAACAAATAATTTATTTGTTAACTTCTCTACAACTATTGCAGGTATACAAGGACCTATAAATTTTTATAAGGCAAATATAAACTTTGATACAGGTACAAATACATACAATTTCATATATAATGCTGGATTATTAAGTATTTACTCATTCAATATAAATATATCTTCATTGAATTCAACAGGTAGTATAGGTACATTTAAATTAAGTTTAAGTGATGCTCCCCATATTACAAATTCAAATGGATATGCCTTTATTGATCACAATAATAAATTTGTTTATTCGCCTCACCCAATACGTTTAGATAGGACTACTCAGGCAATAGGTTATGTATTTAACAATCAGTGTGATTTTCTTATACCGCCATTAGGATTTGGCTCGGTATATCCCACACCTGCTAGTAGTACTACATTTATAACTTTAACAATATTTACTAATACTGGTTCTTCATCAATAAATAATTTATTTACAATAGATTCTCCAATATGGTTTCCAGTAATCACTAATGATGAAACATTTGGGGGTAATATAAAGTCTTGTTTCTATTCTGAACCATTTAGCTCATTATCAAGCCCAGGAGGAACTCAGATTTTATCATTATCTACAAACACTGAAAGATTTGTATGGAATCTTACAACTTCTTCGAATTACACTAAATTTACTAGAATAATTCACTACAATTTTAATCTTTTTGAATCAATAGGTGCTACCAATGAAACTAAATTGCCAATAACAGGATGGAATGATTGTCTAATAGAAAATACAACAGATGCAGGAGTGATAGAAAAATATATTTTATGTGACGTAAGAGGAAGCACGGGAATAAATTTCGGTTATAAATTCCATTATCTTTACGATATGGGAGCAACAGCTGTATGAAATTACAAGAACAATCAGTAAATATAATCCTAACAAAGGGTATTGATACCAAGACAAACAGCAAGCTTGTCGAAGGTAAGTTGTTAGAGATGGAAAACTGTGAGATTAACAATGAACAGATTATCAAATCTCCTGGTACAAATGAATTAGCAAAATCTCAGACTGCATTGAGTGTTGTACAAGATCAAAAGGCTATAATAAACGCATACAACACTATGATTGTCGCTGATAACAATTCAATTTACAAATACAATTCAGATCAGAATGTTCTAAATAAGATAGAAAATTGTGCATTCAGTTCTCATGATGAGATCAATGTTGTTCAAAATATTTCAGAGATTCTCTATACATCATCAGGAAATGTAAACCAACTATCATCTCCATACTTCACTTATGGAGCACCATTTGCAGCTGGTTACAATGTGATGGCACCTATTTCATGCCAATTTGGTGTGTATTTATTTACTGTAACGTTTGTGGCAACGGCTACATCTGGAACGACACAAACAGGATATTATCAAATAGTACTTTTGAATACTTCAGCTCAAACACAGGTATATGAAAGTGTTTTCCCATTTACTTTCATGGCAAGACAAGAAGTTCCTGCGGATTGTATTGCTACTCCTGCTGGCATTTTTATGTATACCATTGATTATGTTACTGGAAAAGTTTACGAGTATTTCATGACGTACGATTTAAGCATCATTCAAATGCTTCCTTCTGCTCCAGCATCATCTGATATTTTTCCTATAAACACTGTTTTTATTCCAAACAGAACTACAATAAATAACTTAACTAACTACGTAGTTTCAATGACAATAGAATATTCAGATAGCCTAATATTCTTTGCTTTTAGGCAGGGAACAGCGGCAAGCTGGGATGGTATGATTGCTGTCCGTGATCTTGGAAATGTTAATGTGTTTTCCCCTCAGCTGTATATAAACGCATTGGCAATAAATACAACATTCTTAACACAAACATTATGTTCATGCATTTTTAATCATCCTATTTCTCAGCAAAACTATTTTGTAGCTATATTTGGACTGAGATTTATCATTATCGATACGGCTTCTTTTGTCACTAGGGCATCATTTCCACCTAGTGGAATACCATCAAACATATCACTACACTCTGTCTCATTTTTGCAAAGTAATCAAAATCTGGTAGTTCTACTGCATGATATTAGAGAATTCGATGGTATTGATACCAATTTTAATATTATTGCTCCTACAGTTTACCAATACAATTTGGAACCAGTAACTACTGGAAGCTTAACTTTGACAGTCACTCCACAAACTGCTGCATTTGGGTTTGATCCTAGATGGGTTAGTGGAAGCTTTGGAACATCTGCTATTGCGGGTCCTATTTTTACTGTTTATGACAAGATATTCATTCCTATCCTATATTTCGCATATCTTACAGGAACTGATGGTGGAACTAATTATGACACTCCAAAAATAGACCTAAACTGCAGTGCTCATTTAACTCAATTCATATCATCAATAGATTTCCCAAGCCCATTGGCAGGCATGACAAACTTATTAAATCATGTTAGTTGGTTGAAAGATTATAGCTGTTCACTCTATACGAAAACAGGTACGGAACCACCTCCAAATCGTTCTATGCCACCAGCATTGTTGAGAACAAAGGCCACATCTGCTGATGATACAAATCAAACGAATAATCATTATGTTGGTTTTTTTGTTCAACAACAGACTGTTAGTATAGGTGGTCAAGTTTTTTATTTACATCAACTTAACTCTTACGCAATACAGATTCCAGATGACTTTAACTTTCAAGGATTTCCTAGAGGCGCATTTTATTTTGGATTTGGAAAACTATATGAGCTAACGAGAAATACCATATCGGAGCAGGGTTTTTTTGCATTTCCTCAGATTAGCATCGGTGCAACAGCTGGAGGTGGAACCATAGCAGCTGGAAAATATCTGTATGCTGCACATTATGAATGGACAAATGGTAACGGAGAACTCGTTAGAAGTGCAGTTTCAGAGGTGTTATATACTCTCGCTGCTGGTGCTGCATCTATCGATGTTTTTGTTACACCACCTGCATTTTTCAGCAATAAAACAAATGCAGTAGTAAGGATATTTAGAAGTACAGTAAATGGTAGAGTTCTTTTTTCAGAAGCAAATATCGCCATAAGTAATCCATGGCCATTAAAATATGTTGATTCATATGCAGATACAGATCTAGAAAAGAATGAGATAATATACACAAATGGGGGTGTTCTTCAAGACTTTCCATTTCCTGCTATTACATCATTTACAGCATTCGACAATAGTATCTATGCAATAGATGAGAATAATCGTAATCAAATATTCATATCTAAAACAAACTCACCAGGATTCGCGTTATCTCTTATTGCTGAGGCATCTATTCAGGTAGAGACAACTGATGGACCATGCACGTTTCTAGCTAAAATGGATGACAAACTCATCATCTTTAAGAAGAACACTTTATACTTCACATCAGGTCAAGGACCAAGCAATGTTGGTGCAGGTTCAACACTATTCCCTCCTCAATTTATTACATCTCCAGTTGGTTGTAACCAGCCTAATAGCATAGTCGTATTCCCAAATGGAATAATATTTAAGAGCCAAAAAGGAATTTGGCAGTTAGATCGATCATTAAATGTGAGATATATTGGCGCAGATGTAGAGGCATACAATGATCTTACTATTAGCTCAGCCGAGCTTCTAAGCGATAAAAATAAGGTTAAATTCACAACATTAGAAGGTATCATTCTTGTTTATGATTATTACTACAATACATGGAATATTGAGACTTATTCATCTGGTATCGTGGATACTGCTATTTCTAACAATATTTTCACCACAATTGATTTAAATGGAGTTATCTCTGCTGAAAATGACACGATAAATCAAAGAAACAATAAGAACTATTCCATGAGATTCACTACTGGATGGGTTAAATTAGCTGGTCTTATTGGATTTCAGAGACTTTATAAGATTATGTTCTTAGGAGATTATCAAGGTTCACACGTTCTTAAAGCATCCATATATTACGATTACAATCCCGAACCACTCGAGTTCCATTATTTCAATCCAAGTCAAAATTTGGGGATATTTAACGCGTTTGGGAACTATAATTGGGGTCAGGTTACTCCTTATGCTGGGTATCAAGATTCCAACTATCTATTTCGCATAAATGTAAGGCAACAACTTTGCACTTCTGTTAAAATCACGATTGAAGATGTATTTACTGGCCTAACTGATCAGACTGGATCAAGTTTTTCTGTAACTGCACTAAATTTTGATATAGGCGTGAAGAGCGCAACTGCTAAGGTTCCATCAAGATTACAAACTTAGGAGATTATTATGGGGTTATTCGATTCAGTTGGGGATCTTGGAACAAAATTAAATGAAGGTGTAGATAAAGCAACAAGTGGATTAGATAAATTTGAAAAAAAAGTTGAAGATTATACAAAAAAACTAACTGGAGCCGGCGAAGCTGACCGAAGAAAAGAAGAAATAGAGAGAGCTGAGAAAGAATCTCAAGGTAAGGCTGAGGAGAGATACAAAAAAGAATCTCTTGATATCACGGCCCTTAAAAAGCAATATTCTGATGCTCTTATGAGAAATCTTCAGCAGCAAACAGCTGGATTTGGATCTGCTATTACATCTCAGCGTGGCATGAATCCAGCTTTAGCAGCACATTTGATAGGAAGCACAGCATCTGAAATGGGAGCTAACGCTGCAGGTATTGGCGCATTAAAGCAAGAAGAGATTGGATCGCAAGCTGAAATGTACAATAAGCAACTCATGGCAAACCTTAAGCAACAAGAATACGCAAAGGCTATGGGTCAAGCTCAATATGTAAATGAAGGAGACCAACTGTTTCTTAATAACATAAGAAATTTGGTTGCATCTGGTGGAAATAGCATGATGACATTAATGGCAGCTCAAACAGGAGGAGGATCAGCAGCAATGGCTGGCGCTGGACAAGCAATGAGTACTGGCCCTGGTGCTGGACAACCTTTACCTTCGCGATACGGTTTGGGACTTAGTTCGGCGCCTGGAGGAGGCCAAAGTATGGCAAATCCATTCACTCCTCCCCAATACCAGGACATTTATAGCGATGTACGCTTGAAAACAGCGGATTACAATCCTGAAACTCACCACATGGCTTATGCTGGACTTTTAACGGGTGACCATGGTGATAACATTAGAAACCAGTTAAAATCAAATGACGAGCTTAAAACACCGTCTAAAATAGAAATGCAAAAATTTGAGTCATCTTTGGAGCCTAAAAAGTACTATTATAAGGCAGGATCGAAGGCTGATGATGGTGGAGAGGCTCACACTGGACCTATTGCCCAAAATATTGAGAAGTCATCCATTGGAAAAAATATTGTCAAAGAGGATTCAGAAGGCATGAAGACACTCGACTTGAAGGGACTCACAACAGGGTTAGCATCAAGCATCTATGATCTGAACGAAAGGCTTAAGAAAATGGAAAAAAGGAGATCGGCATAATGGATTCATCATTCAAAGAATTTCCAGAGAATCGATACTCGCTGTCAGACGTCACTCCATATGCCAAGCGTATGGTTGAGAAAGAAATTTCATCTGTTCCAAATCTTTTCAAACCTGGAAAATCTGGAGGAACACCAGAATCATTTCAGCCAGAACAAGAAACAGAATCTGGAGCACCTCAAAGTTTCAAGCTTCCTTTCGAAACTGGAGGTGATCAAAGATTTGGAATGACCACAGATCCAACTTCTCCACAGAAAGTAGAAGCATCAAAAGTTTCACAAACAATGGCTGGACTTGGTGACTTCCCTCAACCAAACTATGAGATTTACAAAAAACTAGGTTCAGCAGCTGAGCGTGAATCAAATTTAAAAGGTGAGCAAGAACAAAAAAAGCTTGTAGGTGAGGAAGGACTTTATAATAAATACACTGAGACACTCAATGGACAATTAGATTTTCAAAACAAAGCGTATACAAGTTGGCTTGCAAGTAATGATAAAGCAAAAGAAGGACTCGACCAAGTGCAGTCAAAGTATCCCATGATGAGTCGTGGAGATGTAATTGCAAACATGTCCATAGGCCAAAAATTGACCACTGCTGCACTTACAATGATAGTTGCTGGTACAGGTGTACCAATAGATAAAAATCCAGCATGGGGAGCGTTTAATCAATCCCTAGATGATGTTGTTCAAAGCCAAAGAATAGGATACGAGCGTGAACGAGCAAATATAATGCAGAAGAAGGTTTTTGATGATCAAACATTTAATGTTGCCAATGCTAAGGCGCGTGATGATGCACAGATAAGAGAGAACATCTTAAAGAATAATATGGCCATGCTTGATGTAAAGTCACAACAGCTGTCTGGTCCTGAAAAAGCACAGCATTTAAAAGATCTCGGAACATTAGCTAGATCCAATATTGATATGACTCTTGATCAACTTCGTCTTTCTACTCAGCAACAATTGTATTCTCTCAAGATGCAACAAGAGTCTAGAAAAATGGATATTGCTAACGATGCTGGCAAGAGATATACACGTCTCACCGTTCCAGATATTAAGTATGATGACAATGGAAACGTAATTGTTAGTAATAGACAAGTAGATTTCTTTGCTAGTTCTCCAGAAGAGAAACCAAAAATAGCTCTACAAGCATCTGAAAATTTTGCAAAGATTAATCTGATTGGACAATTACAACAGGTTGTAGGAAAAGATAGGAATGCAGCCAACACGATAATAAAAAACTTAGAAGATAACTATAAGTTCAAACTACCACCTGAACAAGTATGGATAAAGAATCTTGTTTCATCTGATCCAAATGCTGGAACAGCAAAAGCTGCAATAAACGATATCTTAAAGACTTTGATTCAGCAAAATCAAGAATACATCCAAGTAAACGCTAGTCAGAGGTAGTAAAATAATATGGCTGACAATGAAGTTAGTTCTGCATTTTCTTTATCTCCAGGCATTGAAGCAACACCTTCACCTGGAGGAAAACCTGTTCTATCTGATGCTGAACAATCAAAAATTAATTACAAATATTATGCTGATCAAAACAAGTATTACTGGGAGGGTTTAGCACGTGAAGCATGGGGTGGTGCTACTCTTGAACTCGGCAATCTTATTACTGATCGTGGGCTGGATGATAATACTAAAAGAAACTTACTACAACAAAAAGCTGATCATCCAGTTGCATATATGCTTGCTAATACTCTTGGTGTTGTTGCTGGTACTGTTGCAGTTCCTGAAAGCTTAGCAGCAAGATTAACTGGTGTTGGTAAAGTATCGGCAGAAGCTTATAGGTTTGCACAAGGGGCATCTGAAGCAAAAACATTAGCTCAGGCCGCAAAACTTGGCGTCGTTGAAGGCGGTTTATTTGGTCTGAGAGATGTTGTAAACACAGAAAGTCTTGATCCTAATTTCACAATTGAACACTCATCTGATTATGTTCAAGACATCATGAAGGGTGCAGGATATGGTCTAGGCGGACGAATTGCACTACATGGGATCGGTGAACTTTATGGTAAATATGTTAAAGGACAGGATGAATTAAACTCAGAGATTCCTGTTACGATAGGTGAGTCAGAAAAGTTTGGAAGTCGTCTTGCTAAAACAAACAACGCATACACATCTAATGATGAAATAAACGCAGCTGTTGCCAATAATCAAAAAGCTGCTCATCTTGCATCTAACATATCATTCCTTAACGATATGGACGACAAAGCATCTGAACTCGTCAATTCTATTAAAAACAAAGAAGAGATAGATACAAAACATCCCGGTAACAAGGCGATATTATTCCTTAACGATTTATCTGGTGCACCCGATACTGTTAAACAACTTGCTTTAGGTAGAAAATCAGCAAATGATCTATATGACAAATGGAGTAAAAGATATGAGTTGTATCACGAATATGGAGAAGATTTCGATTCAATAAAGAACTCTCTCACACGTGATGCTCAGGAAAGTGCGAATCAATCAGACTTTTACAATCTTAAAGCTAGAAGAATAGTAGAAGATACTCTAGATACTTCAACAAAAGATTACTTTTCTGATATCAATAACAACACCATAAACGATAAATTCCGTGCTGGTGTAATGGGCAAGGATGGAATATTTAAGAAGACTGAACAAATTTTTGATGAAGCACAAAACCCTATTGTTTATGCAATGGATCCAGTCACTAAAAAACCTAGAATTGGTCCAGATGGAAATCCTATACAACTTGATCCAATGACAGAAAAGAATTTATACGAAGCGCGTAAAGCTGTTCTTGATGCAAATAGACCTAACCAACAATATACTGTAGCGCTTAAAAATCTTTATGAAGAATTCAAGAATAGTATTGCTAAACCAATCTCAGAAACTTCTGATACATATTTGTTGAGAAAAGGTTTGACACCAGAACAAATTTATTCCAAGACTCAACAACTTAGAAAATCTTTTAACGACAAGGCATACTCACTTAGAAAAGAACTTGGTGGCGCAATCGTTGGACAGAAAGAAGATGTTCTTTTATCTCAAGTAAAATCACAACTATCAAATTACATTGAATCAAATTTTGGCGAATTTGGAAAGACATCTGTAAGAAAGACTCAGCTAATAGATGCTCTTAATAATGCTCAAGAAAATCTTCTTTTGTTCATGAATAGAAAGAAGTCATTACCGAATGCTCCACGTAAAGTTCAAGGAAGAGAATACTATGACAAACGTGGTGCGACTATTAAAGATGTTTGGACTCAAGTAAGAAATGTAACAGATGATACTCCTAAGTGGAAAAATCAAACTGCTAACTTTAAAGGAGAATTACAGAAGACTCAGGAAAAGATAAATGGAGCATTTTCTGAGTTGAATAGTATTTTGCCTAATGAAGAACTCGCTTATCTTAATGCGGCCATAAATGATCAGTTCAAACGTAAACAAGATATTGTCGACAAGATTTCACTATTAAACGACAAGACATCCGGGAATATGTTTCAGAAAGGATCCATGTACAAACAGGCTGAAGAAGCCGGTTATGGAGGAGGCATGAGTACTAAACGTCATATCATTCTTGGACTTAAAGACTTCTTTGCTGGATTCATAAACCCTGCTGATTTTAGATTTGCTCAGCTTCAGGCATTTCGTGTACTCGAAAATGTTTCACAAGGATTCATCCAGAAGACTTTTAAGACTAGAAAGCCAATAGTAGATAATGCTGAGAACATTGTGCAGAATCGTATGCAGGAATACGCAAATATGCTTGAAAAAACATCCAAGATGACAGGAATGATAAAAGATGTTGCTTCATCAATCTTGAATGTAACTAAGCCAATTGTAAGATCTTCTGTGCCCACATACACAACAATGTCAAATAACTCAGACCATATCAACGAAGTTAATAGCCAATTTGAAAAGATCGCAAAGAACTTAAGAGGTATGCAAGGAGATCCCGGACTGTATGCGCAAAGAATGGATTTCGCTCTCAGCAGTTTGCGTCAGCTATCACCAGAAATATCAGAAGGAATCAAGAACAGAATGTACAACCAGATTGGAATGATCAACCGCATATTTCCAAAATCTGGGGATGGAACTCCATACAAGGTTGACGTCCCGCTTGCTCTCAAAGCTAAGTTTCTGGACAATGTAGACGCTCTTACTAATCCAAATAAGATTTTAGATATGATGAGATCTGGAACAGCGACAAGTGAGCAAATATCAATATTTAAAATGAGTCATCCAGATATCTGGAACAAGACTTTGCAGGAAGTTACTCGCCAGATGTTCTACACAAACCCTCCACCAGAAGCTCAAGCACGTGCATATGGACTATTTGGAATCAAGAGTATTCAATCCCAAATGTCAGCTGAACGTTTTGCACAGCAAATGATCCAACAACAAATCATGAATCAATCCCCAAAACGCCAACCTAAATTAAAAAATCCATATTCAGATCTAAAAGGACTAACAAAAGGAAACAACCTCACACCACAAGGAGTAAATGATTGACCATAAGATCAAGACGAGAGATTCTTTATGAACTATTGTTCCAAGACAAATCTTTCAAAATAACTGCTATGTATTCAATCGTTATTGCCATATTAGAAAAAGAAAAGATGGTCTATCGAAAGGATAGGCGAGTTTACCTAGATGAATTTTGTACAGAACAATCATACGAATCTCAAAAGATAAAAAATGAGCGTCGATACAAAACTCTTGTAACTCTTTACGGAATAGATGAAGAAGGTGATCGTAGAATCATTCACAGACTTTTTTTGCCATTTCATCAAAGAATTGACTATGCACGCACAGAATTCTTCAAAATATATCCACTTTTTTGTGAGAATGAAGAATTTATTTTAACAGTGCAGTACACTGATAGCTTGAGGCGTAGTGTAGAAACCGTGTACGAAACGAAAGGGTACTAATGGATTACAAGAAAGATGCACCGCAGTTTGTTCCAGATGAAGTAAAAGGAACTGTAGATACAGTTGAAGATTTGCTTGCTCATATCATTAAGACAGTGCGAGATATTCAAACTAGATCAGAGGATGGAACTCAAGTAAAAGATATATTTCTTACCCTTGATGATTTAGCAGATTTGGCTCATAGGGTGTGGGATTTAGTACAAGATCCAGTAGTAGAAAAAGTAACAGAGACATTTTGGGATAGGATACATAAAATCTTTAGCTAATAAACAACAGTAAGATCCACACCCATCTGTTTAAAGAATGTATAAGTCATGTAGTAATTTCCACCATCTCCGAAGTATGGACCCCACGAGTTCCTAATCTTTAAAAGCTCTTGCTGATCATCAAATCCAATTATCAAAACTTCATGGCCTGCATTACTCTGTACGCAATAGTCTGGACTACGTTGCTGCTTGCATGCATACAATCCACCCATCTTTTTGAACCCATTAATAGTTACATCAAATCCCTGAACAGCTTGTTGATGAGTAGAATCAAGATAGAAAGCCATTAGTACACGATGCCCACCTCTTAGAGAGGATTTAACTACGTCTAGATTAGGACTCTTGTAATATGAATATTGCATCGATCTAACAACTTCGCTTGCTTCTGGATGAGCAAATTGTACATATTGCATAGGATCAATAGTCTGGGAAGGATCAGGATACATGTAAGGGCATGCATATCTTTCAACCACTCCATATTTCTTTAGTGGATCTATGATCTCAGATGGATAAAATGCACCATCCCAGTAACTATTACCCATGTATAGATCTAGAGATAGAGAGCATTGTTGGCTGATATCTATGCCTGTCAAAGCGTCTAATGCCGCCGTAGAAGCAAAAGTTACGCAAGTACCATCTTCGCCTTGATCTAGTACCGGAACGCCATTCATGCCCACATCAATCGCGGATGCTGTATGTTGAAAGGATGATATTCCTTTACTGTAGTCTTTTTCTCCAACGCGTCGTGCCTCGATCTTGTGCTTTGCAATAGTATCCGCTGGGAAAGTCATTAGCTTGACATGTTTGAACTCATGCTCCATACCAATGTGTACTTCGTTATTACTAAACACTCCATTGCAAGAATCTGCGCCAAATATAGATAAACCTATCATTGTGCTTTGAAAAAATCCCATAATTGTTACCTCCTCAAACAATATAGCGCTAACTCTTATTTTTACCTCATTGCTGACCAGTTGATTAAATGACGCATAGTTTGGATTGCTAAATAATTTTACTTGATTATGCGTAACATGGATTGTTGCAAATAACCAACACTTTTATATAAAATCGATAAAATCTATAAAAAAAATAAAATCTATAAAATAGTTGACAAATTAAATTGTCCAGTTCATTATATCTTCAGTGCCCGGGAATAGGTCTCCGGTACTAAATGTAAAAGCCCACTGGGCATAGTCGAAAGGGTTAAAGTTATGTTAAGTCTACAGTCTCTCTCCAATCAAGAAATCTCTGAATTACTAGAAAACAAAAATTACGAATTAGAAATAGAACGTGCAAAAACAAGAATATATTACTCAACAATGAGGCCATTCGAAGATTACCTCGAAGTTGAACGTACAGATAGATTCGATGAGCTTATAGATGATATCAATTGGATAGAAGACGAGATATTAACTCGTGAATGTGCAAATATCCAAATATCTCAAGATTTAAAAAATCTTCATAATGCAAAAGATGATTTGTTTAGATCATTGGATAATTGGAGAAAGTCATTTGATAACCGTTAATAGTTGATTGATTCTAATTTGTAAAACCTAATTTAAGGAGTGTTAAATATGTACAAAGATAACTTCGACGAAGAACTATTCGAATTCGCTGCCAACCAACGTGATTACATCCATTACTTAAGAAATCCATTTGCCATCTTAGATGATGAGCGCGCTATGGAATTAGAACTTGCTGTGTATGAACTTGATAAAATCGTGGAAGAACTAAAAAGGAGAAAGGTGTATGCGCATTGAAGATATCCCAGATAAAGAATGGGCTGAGATTGTAGAAAGCTTGAGACTTTGGACGATAAGAGACGGTAAATTGGGGTCTGTAAGTAAGCAGACAGGAATCAGTGTCATTACTCTTAACCGCGCATTGCGCGGTGGTAGGCTTGGTTTTTTCCCAGAGATGAAGATTAAACATTGGATAAACGAAAGGGAGCATGAATATGAAAGTACAAAGAAAAAGAAGTGAGTATCTGGGATCAGCAGACATGGCAACAATCATGGGTATAAATCCATGGCAGACTAGATCAGAGCTTTACTTATCTAAGGTAGAAGGAGTTGATAAAGAAGAAAACGAAGCTATGAAATGGGGTCGTTTGTTAGAGCCAGTGATAATAGATGAGCTATGCCGATTAAAAGAGATTCCAAATTATAGTATGCAAGTTCATGTACGTCATGAGAAATATGATTTTATTGCTGGCACAGCTGATGCTATCACTCCTGCAAAATTGATTGAGATAAAGACAACTAACGAGTTCTCTCATCGTAAATGGCAGGATGAAATACCCCTCAATGTTCAAATACAATGTCAGTTCTTAATGGGTTTGACTTCATTGCCAGAAGCTTTGATAGGTGTATTGGTTGCTGGTCAAAAGCTTAGAGATTACAAGTTAGAGTTTGATCAATGCTTGTACAATAGAATTGTAATAGAAGCAGTTAAGTTTTGGGAAAATCACATCATTCCACGCATTCAACCGGAGGACTTTTAAATGTTAACTTCTTTGATTATCGGCATGTTGCTAATGGCTGGACCTGGTTTGTTTGTTCTAATTATTGAATATATAGAAAGTAAGGAAAACGAAAATGAATAATAATAACATTAGACTAATACCAAAAAAATATTGTCATTTGGCAGGAATTAGGAACACATCAAAAAGTGAAAATTATCGTGAACGTCATAAAACTGCCGAAATTATAGTTGAAAATGCCCGTGTAAAAAAACTTTTGGAATCTCACTTAAAAGGTATGAAAAAATGACTAACGAAAATCAATTATGTGTATGGAATGACGAGACAAATATAGTTCAGATAAGACAGATATTTGCTCCAACTCTTACGAGTGGTGAGTTTGATGCATTCATGCAAATGGGTAAAGCAACTGGTTTAAATCCGTTTCTTAAAGAGATCTGGGCTGTTAAGTATGGTAATTCTCCTGCTCAGATATTCGTTGGTCGTGATGGGTATAGAAAGTCAGCTCAACGTAATCCTCTTTATGATTATCATACTGTAGACGCTGTGTACTCTAACGATAATTTCGAGGTTTGCAGTGGAGATGTGAAGCACAGTTACGGCATGAAAGATCGTGGTGTATTAGTTGGTGCTTACTGTATGGTTCAGCGTAAAGGTTCTTCTCGAGCTGCATATGTCTTTGTTGATATGAAAGAGTACAACAAGGGTCAATCAGTTTGGAAAGAGAAGCCAGCTACTATGATTAAGAAGGTTGCAGAGGCTCAGGGTTTGAGAATGGCTTTCCAAGAACTGTTCTCTGGAACATATGACGAAGCAGAGGCATGGAATGATAAACAGAGACAAGTTGATATTCCTGTAAAAAAGACTACGACCGCCAGTACTCCAGCGTTAGAAGCAATCGAAGTGTACACAGTTGATCAAGTAAAGGATAAAATAGAAATGGCAAAGACTAAACGTGATCTTGCTAAAGCGGCACAGATGGCTCAAACGTTAACAGCAGAGGAAAAGAACGAAGTTAGAGAGTTGTACAATACGAAGAAACTAACAGTGGAGGATACCGCATGATTATTGATTTTTTGGCAGTGATTGGTGGAATTACAGTAGCATTGATGGTAGTTGTTTTAACGGGTTACTTAATGAGGTAAATAATGGCTTACTGGGATGAAGTAGAACAAAAATGGGTTGAGAAGTTTACAAGAACAGCGGCTTTGAAAAGAAGGGACGATACAGTGGTAGAAGAAAACAATACAAATCAGATCCAGTTAGTAGGTCAATTACAGCAGTACACCCGTTTTTCGAGCAAAGTTGGTAGCTGTAAGATTAAGGTTTCAGACTTCAGCCATGGCAAGAGGCACGAGAATCGATTCTATGTGGCCGTATTTGAAAGTTTGCTAGATTGTGTAGACAATATACCTTTGGGTTCTAAAGTACGCGTTACAGGCCGTTTAAAGAACAATGTTGTAGAACGGGATGGGGTTACTAACACCAAGATTGAAATAGTTGCCAATCAGATCGAGAAGATGGAAGACGCACCAACTTGGTGATTATTCCTCTTCAATTATAAGTTCTGGAACTTCCGTCATTAACCTTACAAATTCAACTCCATCAAATTTCTGATAATAGTCTCTAGCTTCTTCTTCCGATCTAAAATAATTACTATTCACATAAAATTCTGCATTTACTCTAATTATAGAAGGATATTTCTTAATTTTTACTTTAATTATTTCCCACTCTCCTAGAATCTCATTTTCAGTAGCCGAAGAAACAATACTCATCTTATTCCATAAGGTTTGATTAAATCGTCTACCTCTTTCAGAAACAATTGTATTTCCTTTTCTATAAGCCTGCAAAACTTCTTCGAGTTTCATAGTGTCTCCTTTTTGCTACTCGATCATAAGGTCTTGAATTTCGATAAAATCTTCATCGTCGTTGTCATCATTCTTGCAGTTGAAGAAGTACTGAAACTTAGAGTTATTTTTGTCCCAGAAAGTATAAACTACGCAATTGTCATAATCGAAAATTCTCTGGACGTGGTACTTATCAACCTCAGATTCAGCTTGTGATTCCATTGCCGTACATCCTAAGAAAAGTAAGCTACCAATGGTTAAGGTTAAAATAGTCTTCATACGAACTCCTTTTGTGGTAAAAATGAGACACTCTTCCTTTTTTTCGATCATACTTCTTCCTTTGCCCAACCCATTCGTACATATTCTCCAAGATAAGTTAAATATTCTTGCATTCTGTCCCTTTCATCTTTGAAAATCATCTCAAAACCGCAACTCTGTTTTAAATGTAATCTGTTCATTGTTTGTATTTGTACGAGTATTCCATATCTCCACTCGTCGAAACTAGTCGGGAGTGGCATTAAAACTTCTTCCTGTGGATTCATTCTTTCTTCCTAAAAAATTTGGTGATATTGTGGAGGGAGATCATGCATAAAAAAACGAGCCCTAGACGATAGAATATTTTCAGAGGACCTGATTGGTTGGCGTCTTTTTGAGGAGTTAAGGCGAGATCTAATGCTTTTTGATTAGCAGCATAGGCGGACCAAGAGGGCTCGAGTTGTTTCTTTTGGTACCAAGTATTGTGGAAAACATTAGACGTTGAATCTTCATATGCTGCTTTATTTATCTTATATGATTCTAAAGACTTTGAAACCTGCTCTTTCAAGAAAATGACACGGGGGTTTTCTTGCACTACCCTCTCAGAGCTCGTAATTTCGTTTTTAAGCGTTCCTTGCACTATTAGGCTGACTTCATATGCCGAAGCATACAAACATAAAAATAAAGCCAATTTAGAGCGTGTCATGCTATGCATAACTGCGAACCCGCTGATCATCAAGAGAGCCCCGGCAGCACAGAGCTCTGGAGAGACGAAACCAATTGACTCATAAAGAGGCACCGACTGGATATAGATCAAACTCATGCTCAAAAGAGCACTTGCTGAGAAAATTATGACGGTTGGGATTTTTTGGAGTAATGCGCTAGAGACCAACCCGTCCAGGGTGAATAACCTTTCCACGTTGAATGGTAGGCGATTCGGAACATGCTCCACTTCAGCCAATTTGGGGGCTGCCTGCGGTTGAACAGATAATGAGCTTTTAACCTTTGGCCTGTCGGTATGCTTCCCAACCACCGTCCCCTTTCTTTTTTTATCATAAGCTTGTTGTCTAAGGCTTTTAAGAAGAATTGCTTCATCATTCGTAACTCCATCAGTTTTAAGAAGATGTTTAACTTGATCAAGAACATAATCAAGTTCACCTGTCTTTATTCTTTCTTTTAGATCATGAATTTTGTCTGAAATCGACGAGTTTTTCTTCATATTTAACACTTTTACCATACTTCTACCCCTTTTTTGTTAATACCCGTCATAATTATATCATGATTTGGGAAAAAACTCCACCTCCTTCTTTCGACGTTCAACTAACCCTTTTGTGACGTTCCCGGCAACTTTGTTGTATCGCTGCATTTCATTTGCGAGGGCTTGCCAGTCGTTTTTCTGAATTGACTTGACCATCACATAGTCTAGTTCGCCAACGTTGTACAGAAACGATCCTAGGCCCACCCAGACAGGATCTGGTAGAACGTATCTGCTGAGGACGGGGTACACGTTTTTGTGTAAATAGGCCTGGATCCATCCTACTGCTTGCTCCTCGGTACATTTGTCGCCCATGTGCACACGGCCACCCCCTGGGTAGTTTGTGGTTCCATAACCTATTGTTGGAATACCCCGTAAGTCCAAGTACGCGTCTTTTCTGAATGATTCAAAATGCTTAATAAGGTCTATAAGGACGGTGTCTTTGCTTAACATCATTTTTTATCCTTTTTCATATTTAATTTTTTATACACATCAAATCCATATTGTTCGCTGTAATGTTGTACATAGGCATTTCTCATAGACGGATCTTCATTCTCATATGCCGTGACACTCTGAGCATAGATACTATTTCTGTTCTTATTGCAATAATCAGCATAATCGGAATATTCCCACATTCCATTCTTCAGAAAGTCTTTTCCCTCTCTTACAATCCGTGTTCTGAGCTGTTTGGCATGATTTTCTGGAAGAAGGGAATACCATTCTATCCATGATGGCCAATTTTTGCTTATGTAATTTAAAACATCTTCTACACTTCTCATATTAATTTCTCCTCATTTCAGAAAATTTTATCATCTCATCAAGATTTTCTTGCAAAGTCATTGTCTTTAAAGGGGGAAGACCAATTTTTTCCCTTATTCTTGCCTGCTGTTCTGCGTATGTTTCCTCCTTCTTCGGTTGTTCAGTGATTGTTTTCCTTTCCTCTAGACAGTTGTATTTTTTCTCCTTTAAGAACTTCGAGAATCCCCTTTCTGCGATATCTAAGGTCACATTGTTAATGTTCATGAACTGATGAAGGTTTGATAAAGACTGGAATTTGCAGAACTCATCAAAAAATATCTGGGCTGTCAAATCTGGAAACTGTTTGAATATGGAATCCACATTTTTCTGAGAAACTTCGAATGTTATAAATTTCTCTTTCGTAAACTTTTTAACGAAGTCTCCAAATATTCCAGATAGCCTATTTTCTAAGCATTTTTCTTTTTTCTTAACATCATTAAAAGTGTGTGTGTCTGTCTTTTCCTCACACACATGAGGGAGTTCATTGGGGGAGCTAAGACTGGGGGAGCTAAGTGTGTGTTTTTCACACTCATCATACGTGTGTTTTTCACACTCACTTGAGTGTGTTTTTCTCACGTACCTATGTGTGTTTTTCACACTCAAGTTTTTAGAAAGATACTCTCGATAGTTTTTGAAAACTTTTTCAGTAAGTCTATAAAAAAGAGTTCTGTAATCGATATTAAATTTTTCACATTCTTCTACGGTCGATGTTCTGCTTTCTAACCATCCATCTTTCTGTATTTCCTTAAGACGTTTATTGATCTCTATGCGCGAAGATCCAATCCAAGTTGCCATGGTCTCGTGGTGGATGTAACGCCATTCTCTGAAATTTCCCTTGAAATTTAGACCTTGTGCAAATCTCATGAGGATACGATATTCGAGATGGCTTAGATCAGGAATCGCGTCAATTTCTAATAAATAACGCCCTCCTCCAGTTGACATTTCTTCGTTTTTATCTGATAACATAAGTACTCCTAGTGTAGAGAGATTCCGAAGCCATCTTCCCCGATGGCTTTTTCCATTTACCCCATTTCATTTTTTTATCACATATTCACCTCCTTTTTGTGCAAAAGGTGACAAAATTTTATGTAATTGTGTATTGATTTTGATGTATAATCGTGATATAATGTAATCAAGTTAGACGTACTCCTTGTAAGTATGGCTAATGGTCAAAACGTGTCGGATCGTGTTTGACCGGTGTTGTGAGCGTGGTCTGCAAAACTGCGCTCATTTTTTTGTGTAAATTCATCATACCTAGTTTTTTTGGCATTGCAAATCAGTCCATCAAAAATCTATTTACATATCGATGCACACATTTTAATCTTTTTTTGTACTTACCAAAGGAGAATAAAATGGTAGCACCAGCTATAACCAGCATCGCCCCATCGAGCGGCACAAACTTAGGAGGAACAAGCGTTGTCATCACGGGTACTGACTTTACAGGAGCAACATCTGTCTCTTTTGACAGTGTGCCTGCTGCGAGTTTTGTTGTTAACTCAGCAACTCAAATCACAGCTGTATCACCGGCTTTAGGTAGCGGAGGGGTTGCGATTAAGAACATCATAGTCGTGACACCGGGTGGAACATCTTCGATAAACTTTGCTAGCCAATTTATCTATGTTCAACCACATCCAGTACCTACTTATACTGTAAACAATGTGTTTTTTGATCCATTAGCTAACTACACATTCTTTGGACATGTAGAGTTTGCTTATGCTCCAACCTTTCCAGATATGGGTGGAGTAGTAGCAGGAGGTGGCGCTAAGCCTGCAGGTACATTGCCCGCTGGCTATTACGTAGTTGCATACAATCCAAACACACGCACTTACTCATACGTAACGGGGTACTAAAAAATGGCTGCACCAACAGTAACATCGATTTCACCGAGTTTTGGCGTACTTGCTGGAGGTTATACTGTAGACATTGTCGGAACAGGTTTCTCCGTCAGTGCACCTACTGTCAAATTTGACCAAACGGCTGCAACAAGCGTTGTAGTTTTAACAGACTTACATCTAACCTGCGTAGTTCCAGCTACATCAGCTGTCCATTCAGTTCATGTAACTGTGACAACTACAGATGGAACTTCACAAGTAAATGATGCGAGCTTATTTTACTATGTAAGCGCTGTACCTCAACCAACCTATGACACTTACAATCCTTTCTTTGACCCATTAGCTAATTACACATTTTACGGTGAAGTTAAGTTTGCCCGTGGTGTTGCAAGTAGCGGTGGTGGTGGTGGAGGTGGTGGTAGTGGATTAACTTGGGTTTCTAATAGCACCACATCAATCACAATGGCTGCTGGAACTGGATACATTACAACAAATGCTGGTGCTATTGCCGCAACTCTACCAGGGGGCGCTGCTGTGGGAGATGTTTTTGGAATAGCTAGATCTGGAGCAGGTAATTTTACAATTACAACTCCTGGTGGATCACTCTTTAGACTAGCATCCAGTCAAGGTACAAGTGTTGCGAGTACTCAACTCGGAGATACGCTGCAGATCGTATGCGTCGCCGCGCCTGCGCCAGGGGTAGTATCATTTATGGCAATTAGTGCAACTGGCTCAACATTTAGCGTAACTTAAGGAGTAATAAAAAATGGTAGATACTAACGCCACAGGCACGCAGACGGACAGTTTTTCAAATAGTGGTAACTGGAGCTTTTTAGGGACTAACTTCGATGTTACCGCAACTGGTATTGGTCAGATTGATGCACCATCTCTAAACATTGGTATTTCACTAGCGACCACAATGAACTTTGGTAATGTAGGTTTGTCAATAACGATGACCGCTTTACTTTACAATATCGTATCTCCTGGTTTGAGATTTTCGAGCTTGCTGTCGGGGCCGCCAGCTGGAAAATTCGCTGTGTTGGCCGATGGATCTGGGAATGTTTCACTAAGCAATACGCCTAGTGGTTCAGGAACAAGTTGGGATGTAGGCGGTAATACTGGTTTAGCAGACCCCAGTATATTTGGTACACTTGATGCAGCTGGGATTAGTTTTATAGTAAACACATCAAGTTTTATGGATGTTAGTGCTACAAAAAATGTTACTTTTGCTTTCGATGATGTCACTTTTAATGCAGGCGGAGTAGCTGTTCTTTTTGGAAGTGGTACAACATCGTTACAAATTGGCTATACAGGAATGCCTGTACAGTACTATGGCAGCACGATGAACCTTTCATCAAATGCTAACATGACAATAACAACTGCCGCAGATATGTTTTTACAAGTACCTATCGGTGCATTCGATTTGGGTGTTGCAGGCGCGATTACGCTAGGCTCTGGATTATCGATCGGCTTATCTGGCCCAAATATTACGATCAATTCAACTGCTTTGACAAATACAACCACAATTGGAAATGTTTTAGCAGGGAACGTCGTAAACATTAACTCTGCAAGTATTAGAGTGCCGAATATCCCAGTAGCCACTGGCGGTGAGCAAATGTTGATGTGGGATTCTGTGACAGGCGAAATTAGACACACTTAACAAGTTTGGAGAATAAAATGGCAGCTTATACTATACCAGGCGATTTCACATGGACGGGGGCCATAACTGTAACTGGTAGCTTTTCTATGGGATCAGCTACCGATTTTTCTATTAGTGTTTCTAATGACATCCAAATGGAAGCAGGTAACAATGCCCGTTTCGATAGTGCATTTGGCGCTACAGGTGGCGTTCTTATTGCAAATTCTAATGCAACATCCTTTAATATGGGCAATACATCCTGTGCAATAGATATCGCTTCCTCTACGTATACATTAAATGCATCCGGAGATGCGAATCTACATTCTACTACAGCAGTTGATATTGATGCACCAACCACAGGACTGGGCGGAACTTCCACTCTTGTAGGCATTGGTAATAGTGGTGCAGGTGTAACAGTTGTTGGTGCAACGTTATCAATAAATGCAGTTACAAATATCGATTTTGGTGCTACTGTTGCTAACATTAATATGGGTAGTATCACTACTGGTATAGGAATACTAGGAGATGACATCACGATACATGGTGATGGAGACGTGGTTGTAGAGTCAGGAAGCGGCACGCAAACATTCGGTAATGTATTTAGACCTACGGGGCTTTTTGGAACCACTATTGATAGCTATGCTCAAACTGGAGATGCTAGTTTTCAATCTGCTACTGTATTGCAGCTAGGCGGCGCTCTTACTCCGACCGTTCATCTTGCAAAAGATGTATTTACAACTTCTTTACTGGTAGGTTCGGGATCGACAGTTATTACAGTATCAGCGGATACATGTTCGCTGGATACAGTGGGAACATTACATCTAGGAGGAGGAGGGGCAACAACTCTTCAATCAGGATTAAGTGTTGATTTAGGAGCTCCAGGGGTTAACATTAATATTGCCGCTGCTACAAATACAACTACAATTGGAAACGCATTTGCTGGTAATAATTTTGTTGTTAACTCAACAGCTGTAGACTTTCCAAATGCTAATTTCGCTATTGGTTCTATCGCCACTCCAGCAGGAGATTTTCATGTTTATTGTGGGAACAATAGTGCAAATAGGATTGCAGCAGATCTTGGAACATCCCAGTTTATAATTGATTCGGTAGCATTGCGTTTAAACTCAAATGCTTTGGGTGCTCGTGTAACTCTCGTAGGATTAGATGTGCCTGGAAATACTGTCTATCTTGTTCCTAACGATACAAGGATTCCAAATATTTCATCTCTTTCTGGAGATGCTGCAGTTCCTGCAACTGTTCAGCCTGCTGGCTATGCAACTGTAATATTGGAAATAGCAACTGGAAAGCTTGCATACTACGTCCAATAAAAGGAGTGAATTAGCATGGCTGCATATACGATAGCAGGTGATTTTACATGGACAGATACTGCTACCTTTAGCACTATAGATTTTAACGGACTAAATGCATTTGGAAATGGCAACATTGTCTTAGGCACAAATTCTGGGACTGTTCAATTCGGTACATCGTCAGGATCTAATACCATATATGGCAATCCTATCTGGTTAAAAGCTGAGGGTGGGCAATTAAAACTTACTGCTGAAGTTGGCCAAACGATAGATTTCGAAGGAGATGCTGGAAATCTTTTAGCTATTAATATAGGTGCAGTTTTTACAGATGCAATAAATATAGGAAGTAACTCTGTTGTTATTTCAGAAAATAGCGCATCTTTTTCTCAAAAAATTGCAGGAACAAATATTTTTACAATAAGTTCTGGAAGAGATATTGTCTGGACTCCTGATGATTATACTATTACCGGAACTGGTACTTTAATAATAAATTCAGGACCTGTGACAAGTGGTAAGACTCTTCAAATTGGTACGGCAGCCGCAAGTTTTGTGGTAATTGGTAGTACAACTGCTAATGCTTTTTCAGAGATGTTAGGTTCACAGGTATATGTAACTGGCACATCAAATACTTTCATAAGCGGTCAAGCTGCAACATCGACTGCTAATAATACTGCCATCTATGGAAAGACAATAACGATCTGCCCAGTGTCTGATTGTACTGCTCTTAATGTAGGGTTCTCAACGACCGCATGGACTACGACAGGTACAACTCACAATGGTACTTTCTCTTCAAGTTATACGCTTAATTCTACAGCTGGAAACATCACATTAAATGCTCCTTCCGGTACTCTCAATCTAACTTCTCCTATCGTCAAAATGCCATCGATTGGTGCTGATCCAGGTGGTACTGTTGCGCTCATGTATGATACTGGAACCGGCCAAATTTATCATGCTTGATGAAAAAATGATTAATTTTTGACCTGTCTTGACACTTTTCTTAAAATTTTACTATGATGAAGCATGGAAAAAGCTCAGACCGAAGCCGAGATACAAAAAGAGATCCTAGACTACCTGACAAATCACAACATTTGTCACTTCCGTATTAACACACAAGGTATAAAACATACTTTGAAAAACAAAAGCTTTTACAAAAAAAATCCTAATAAAGGGATGGCTGATATCCTGGTTCTCATGGACGATGGAAATATTTGGATTGAAGTTAAAACAGAAAAAGGTAAACTATCTGAAGAGCAGGAAGTGTTCAGAGATGTAGTAGAACGCAGGAACAATCACTACTTAGTAGCTCGCAGCTTAGAAAATGTGGAAAACTATATGAATTATATTTACACACGGCATAACGATGGATATTGAAGACTTAGAATTTTTTATAAGAAAAGGGATTTTTTCGCATGATGAACTTGCGAAAGCATTACTTATGCCTTTGGAGAAATTCAAAGAAGAGCTTACCCCTGATCTTGAAGAGAAGATTGATTATTGGATTGTTAAAAATAAACTCGGTTTACTCGAGAACATGTTCAACCTTGCCACTGAATGCCCAGACGAACACGACGGAATTCGAGTCACAGCCACAAAATACTTGCTTGCCGCCCTTCATGGACTCACAGAAAAAAATGCGTTAGATAAAGCCTCTCTAGATCTCAAACGTCAAAATACAAAATTCAATCAAACATTGAAGGCAGCTCAAATGAGCACTCAATGGGATGAAGATATAACCGAGAAATTTATCAAAAACCTCAAGAAGGTAGAAAAGGTACTCAAATGACTTATGTACACAAACCAGATTATCAAATTGCTGTCGTTCTTACTGGAAATTATGACAGTCCTAAAGTTTGGGATCCAAGTCTAAATAGGGTGTCATTTCAAATGCAGTGGACAGCTGGACTTGCTACAGGAACATTAAGCTTGTATGGATCAAATCAAGCTCTCCCTGCATATGGAAGTGCTAATGAGGTTACTTATCCTCCTCCACTCGCTCCTATGCTCCTTGCGCCTCCTATTGATGTTTCATTAGCTCCTTATGTAACCGCTCATTCTGGTTTTTTTGATGTAGAGTTTTCTTGTCAATTTGTGTGGATACACTACACAGGCGTTGGCGGTGGAAGTTTATCTATCGCCTATAGTGGAAAATCATTTGGGAGCTAAATATGGCTGAAAAGAAAAAATTTATCCAGGAAGCAATCAAGAAACCGGGCGCGCTGCGTAAAGCGCTCCATGTTAAAGAGGGGCATGATATCCCTGAGAAGAAGTTAGAGAAGGCTGAGAAGTCCAAGAATCCTACAATGCGTAAGAGAGCTCAACTTGCCGAAACCCTTAAACACATGAGGAAAAAATAGATGCCATTAGTACATGGGAAATCAAAAAAGGCTTTCAAAGAAAACATTAAAAAGGAAGTGAAGGAAGGTAAACCGGTAAAACAAAGCGTTGCTATTGCCTATGCTGAGAAGCGTGATGCTGAAAAACGTGATGCTAAAGAAAGGATGAAAAAGAAAAAATGAAACACCCACATATCAAAAATTTAGATTCAAAAAATCCTCAGGAGAAGCTGGAGTATAATGTTCCTATCCCTGAAGGAGCAAATAAATCAAACCTATCTGCTTATCAATTTGCATCTGAAGAGACAACAGGAACCCCTCATGGTTCTTGGCAAGTACAACCAATGAAACCTAAGGTCAACAACAACAAAAAGGAGAAATTCGATGAAAAAGTCTAAAGTCAAAATGACAGGAGCTATGGAGGCAAAAGGCCATAAGCCGAGTGAACCGCAAAAATGTGACTCCCCTATGTCCATTCAAAAAGCTCTCAGCGATCACAATATGAAAAGACAAAAAGAACTAACTTCCTCTTCCTATAAAAAGAAAGGCTCACGTTAATATGCTACGAGTAAAACATCTCATCACGAAACAGATTGAAAGCGCTCTAAAGAAAGTTATTCCAGAAGATATGACAGCTGGTGAGAGTAAAAAAGTTGCATACTTTATCAAGAAACTTCAAGAAGAACATGCTATTGCTAAGCAAGTTTATATCAACCAACAAGCTAAGCTAGAAAAACAAGATCCTCAGGCTCTAGAAGAATGGAAAGTACTAGAAGAAACGGTCGTTGATCATCCTCTTTTGCCATATTCACTTCTAGAAAAATTGGAAAAATCTGAAACTCTTGTGCTAAAACCAGAAGAATATATGGCCCTCGAACAAGTTTTTGAGCCTAAACCTGCCTGATGGATTTTTCTACCGAACTCGATCAATTTTTTGAAGTACGTACAAGTTTGATGCTTAAAGATGCTAAGAAAGAGTTTGATATTGAGAAACTCTGCTTTAAGCAACAAATTGATTTTATCCGTTCCGATGCCCGCTATAAGGTGGCACGCTGTACGCGACGGTCAGGGAAGACTACTGCGTTAGCCCATTACCTCATTGAAGAGTGTTTAAGCCATCGAAGAGCCAATTGTGTGTACATTTCTAAGACACGAAACTCAGCAAAAGACATAGTATGGCAGATTTTAAAAGATTTGGTGGTAGATAACGATTTAAAGGTAAAAGTGAATGAGACTGACCTTACCATCAAATTCTTCAAAACTGAGTCAATTTTGAAGCTCTATGGTGCCGATAACCTACGAGATATGGAGAAGCGCCGGGGTATGAAACTCCGTTTGGCGATTATCGACGAGGCTCAGCTGTTCAATAACGATGTTCGAACTCTTTGTAACGATATTTTGTCTATCGCGCTGAGTGACCAGCAAGGAACCCTATGCCTGTCCGGTACTCCTTCCCCTTCCTGTGGAGGGTTTTTTTATGAGAAGGACAACACAGAAGGTTACGAAAAACACTTCTGGTCATGGCGTGATAATAAGTTCTATATCAATTCTGCTATGGAAAATAACAAACGACTGAAGGATTCTGAAGAGATCATGCTCCAGGATTTGAAGGAAAAAGGGCAAGATATCAATGATCCCTCTGTTCGTCGCGAATGGTTTGGTGAATGGGTACGAAGCGAAGATCTGATGGTTTACAAGTATTCACGTGCCAAATGTGATTACAAAGTACTTCCTAATTTTACTCATTATACTTTAGGAATAGATATAGGCAGCAATGACTCAGATGCTATTATTTGCTGGGGAAGTAGCACAGAATTTCGTGAAGCTTATGTTGTAGAACAGTTCAAGAAGTCTAAGCAGAATATCACAGAACTTGCTCATCAAATCCAACGTTTCATTGATAAATACAAGCCTTACTCGATTCGTATGGATGGTGGAGGACTGGGTAAAAAGATCCATGAGGAGCTTAATTTTCGATATTCTTTCTCAATTCAGATTGCAGAAAAAGAGCGCAAGTTTGAATTCATCACTCTCATGAACAATGATATCGAGCAGGGATTTGTCAAAATACAGGATCATACACCCCTTGCTGAAGAAATGAAGATACTCACTAAAGATGAAGAAAAATATCGAGATGGTATCTTAAAAGAGGACCAACGTTACTCTAACGATTGTTGTGATGCTGCCCTGTATGCTTGGCGTGACTTGTACAATTTCCGATTCAAAGAAAAACCAGCGCCCAAGACTGCCGAGGAGTTATTGAGTGAAAAGATTAAAGCCGAAAAGGATCGTGCTCTCGAGCGCAAACGTCAAACAAATGAGTGGGGAGATACCCGCGTGGACAACCCTAAAAATCAAAATTGGCGATATTAAATCCATCCCAGACTTCGATTTATTGTTTTGTGTCAATTTTGAAGACTATTTGACTTCAATTCGTCAATATTCTAGGATAAATAAGGAAAAACGCGATAATTTCATCAAATCTCGAGTAAAATCGATTTATGAAAGGTCAGCAATTATAGCCATAGTGGATAAAGAAATACCAAACATTGTGTACTCTTTTGTGGCGTGCGAATTCCATGGCAAAAAATTAGTGGTTCATTTTTGTTACACTAAAGAAGGATTCAGGAAGAACGGATTTATCAGTTATCTTTTAAAACTTTTAGAGTTTTCTAAGACTAAGTTCTCCTATTTCCATCCAACCAGCGAACCTAAAACACATACTTTATTTAAAAAGTACAAAATGGAAAAAGAATATGAATGACCAATCGTTATTGAATGCTTCAAAAATGACTAAGACAGAAATAAAAACTCTTGAGTCAGTATTAAGAATCCTTAAACATAACAAGGTTAAAGAGTATAAAACTTCGTCAATGCATATTATCCTGGATACAGTGACTTATACTGATCCAAATAAGCTTTACGAATCAATCATGAAACAAGAAAAGGCAAACAACTATGGCCCGACCTACTAATAACTATAAGTATCTCGATGGTCGCGATAAGAATGATATAAAGTTCAGCTCGGACTATTGGTGGCTACAGCCTAAGAACGAATGCAATAAAGTGGCATTTGAAAATGCAAAAGATTACTTCAAGAAGTGGGGTGCAAACTATTTTGATCTTATTGCTCACAAAAATAGGTATGAGGAAAGAGATGTTGGGGTTGGGATCAACATATCTCCATGGTCTAAGATAGTAGGAAGCCGTTATTTAAGCGCAAATGTGACTGCTTCTGTGATTGATACTTTAGTCTCTAAGGTAGCAAAGGCTGTTCCAAGTGTACAATATGTTACTAGCGGTGGTTCATGGACAGAACAAAAACAAGCAGAAAATCTAGAAAAATATGTAACAGGAACATTTTTAAACAGAAATTTCCAAGGTAATGCTAGGAGGATGTTTGGCGATGCATGTAAAGTTGGAACGGGTTTTATTGTCCTTGATGACCATAATGGCAGTCTTTGTTATCATAATTACCCTGCATATCAGGTCATGTGCGACTGGATTGATGCGCAAAGTGGGCAGCCGGTAGATATTCATTTTGTTGATTTGATATCGCGTTTTAGGCTAATGCAATTATATCCAGAACATAAAGAAAAGTTACTGATTACAAATTCAGCATCTTATTTCTACACAGATACAAATTTAAACTCAAAAGATTGTGTAGTTGTCATTCGTTCATATAATACATTTGCGCGTAGGCGTGCCATTACAGTAGAAAACTGCACTCTTAGAGATGATGATACTTTGATGGGAGAAAATGGTCTTACAAATTCTAGTGGTGAGCCAATTCCTCCCTATGTTTACATGAATTACAAAGATACATCTCTAGGAATGTTCTCTATTGGAATTGCTGAAGAGTTAAGACCATTGCATGACTCAGTCGATAAAACTCTTAGAATCATTCAAAGAAGTGCACATCTTTGCTCAGTCCCTAAAGTATGGGTATCACGCCAGGCAAATATTGTAGAAACACTCATAGATAATGATATTGGAACCATTGGATTATACGACGGACCGCCATCAAATGTGCCAGTTTCTCAACCAATGGGGATTATTCCAACCGATCTTTATCACTTGGTCCAATACTATTATGACCTTGCTTTCAAAAAAGCTGGTATGAGCCAATTAACGGCAAACTCTCAAAAGCCACCTGGATTAAATTCTGGAAAAGCTTTGGATACATACTTTGATATTGAAGCAGACAGATTCCAATCTACTGCTAAAAAATATGAACGAGCTATTATTGATGCGAATTATCTGACTGTAAAATATTCCAGATATCTCCAGAAAATGGGATACAAACAGAAATCAAAATTCTATGGACGAGATATTCAAAAGGTTCTGGATTTCGATAAGGTTGATCTGGATGAGGAATATTTTGATATTCAAGCTTACCCTACTTCCATTATTCCACAGACTCCATCAGGACGTTATCAGACAATTCGAGATATGATGCAAGCTGGTCTTGTAGACGCAAATCGTGCTTTAAAATTGCTTGATATGCCTGATATTGAAGATGATATACATATCCAAAATGCACAAAATGAGTATGTTAGATATCAAATATCTTGCATTGTAGATAATAATGAAACGATTTCTGTGAATAGCGCTCAAGATCTAGATATGCTGATTAATGAAGCTCAGAACCATTACTTCTATTACAAACAAAAGAACATGGATCCTGATGCATTGGATAGGCTAGAGAAATTCATACAAGATGCTATTTTAAGCAGAGATCAACGAGGAAAAGATGCCACTGCTATTGCTCAAATGATCATGGAACAACAGCAACAGGAAGCAGGCGCTGCCGGTATGCAACCACAAATTATGGCACAGTAAAGGAGATAATATGAGCGAAGAAGTAAAAACAGAAACAGCACCCGTCACGCCAGAAGCAGAAGCCCCAAGGGATGAGTCTCTAGAGAAGGCACGAGAGGCAGAGCGAACTCGTTATACACGTGAAGAAACATTGCGTAGAGATCTAGCTGAAAAGGAACGAAAACTAGAAGCTATCAAGAAAAATGGTTGGGATATTGATATTCTCGAAAAGAAGGCAGCAGGTGAAACAATTAAGATTGAACCTGACAGTCGAAAAGAGATTGAAGAGCTTAAACGTGAAATGCAGGTTGAGCGTACCAGAAGACTTGAGATGGAAGAGTTCCAAAGTATTGTTGATTTTGCTCATAAATCAGAAGATTATGAACTAATTCGACAAACAGACGCTTTTAAGTATGTTCAAATGGCTATGAAGGAACACTATCAAAATACTGGCAAGTACTTGTCTGTACGCGATGCATGTGATTATATAGAGGGAGAGATCGAAAAGAATGCAAAAGGTAGTTTTGAGAAAATATCCAAAACTAAAAAAGCAGACAAAATCTATGGAGGTCTCTCTAAGAGCGCGCCAGCTGCAAAAACAGCTCCGACGTCAAATAAAGTGCAAGAACGTACGGCACCCACAGAGGATCCGCCGGAATTTAAAACTATAAC